ATCCAGCCCGCCGCCGTCAGGCAGGTCGCCGTCGTCGCGTTGGTCGAGCTGGCGGCCGTATACTGAAGCAGCCCGGTCGTCGCCGTAGCGCGCCACCAGAGCCTCTGCTGGCCGGCATCGTTAAGCGAGGTAATGGCATCCTGGGTGGTGTTCCCGCTGCGGCGCACGATCGCGACCCAGGTCCCGTAGCCGACCGTCACCCCGCCGACCGCGCAGACGATCCGGTCATCGGTTCCGTCGAACAATCTAGCCAAACGATCCTCCGCTAGGTTGTCTAAAAATCACGCGACCGTGTATTCCATCGCAACCGCTACAACCTCAGCATCACCTGTCGCCGTATCGGCCGCGTCTCCCACCTCCCGGTTCAGGCGCAAGACCACGAAATCCCCGGGCGCCAGGCTGTCCGCATTGGTCAGGGTGATCGACACCACATCCAGATACCCGGCCGTGCCCGGCACGGCGGCGTCGGTCCCCGTGTTCACCGTCGCGAAATCGTTGGCGTCTACGTCCTGGCTATCGCCCGCCGTCACCGCCATGATGTAGCAAGAGAACGCCACGCCGCCGGAGGTGGCGGAGAACATCTTGTATTTGACTTTAAGCACCGGGCCGCTGGCGTAATCCGACGGCATGCGGAACGACCACATGAGGATCTCATTGGTGCTGGCGTCGAACGCCGCCTGCAAGAAGTAAGGCGTGGGCGCCGCCGCGCTGCTCTTTACCCTCTGCAATGCGGGGGCTGCATTATTGCTTGATCCATCAGGAAGCATTGCTGATCCGATGTCAAGCAGAATCGTTCCTGTTGCCATTAGTCAGCACTCCGAGCCACGAATGTGATACACTTAAGAAAGGATAAAACCGGGGCGATGCTCGACACACCCCCCGGTATGGCACCCCAAGAAAGGCTCTTGAGATGCACTCTAATGATATCACATCGGCTCGCGTTCATTTCACCTGCCCCACCTGCGGCACATCCTTCTGGCGCTATCGATCCCAAACCGAAGCCTCTGTGTCGTACTGCTCGAAAGCCTGCCGTCCCGCTCGGATCGCTGATTGCCTGTGCGAAGAATGCGGGGCTGCCTTTCAGGTTCCTCAAAGCAGGCTAGATAAGGGACAAGTCCGCTATTGCTCGCGCGGCTGTCAGACTATCGCCTACAAAGCACGTTTTTCCGGAGAAAACAATCCCGCATGGAGCGGTCGCCCTCTAACAAGCCTCTGCGTTAAATGTCGAGCGGCATTCCAAAGCGACAGCTACGGCAACGGCCGACAGCAGAAATACTGCTCACACGCATGCTACAGCCTGGATAAACTCGGGCGAACGGCCGAACTCTCTCCGTCCTACAAGGGCGGGCCGCTACCTCGCACCTGCCGCCACTGCGGGGAAGTCTTCACAGTGAAGCGGTGGGTCGTCGAGAAAGGGCTCGGACTCTACTGCTCCCAGGTATGCCAGCACCTTGTGCTCGCCACCGTCATCGGCCCGGCTCATCCTAACTGGCGCGGCGGAAAGAAGTGTGAGCGCCACACGGAGATGGAACGCCTGCCTTACCGAGACTGGCGCCGATCCGTCTTTGAACGGGATGATTTCACTTGCCAGCACTGCGGAAGGCGCGGCGGTCGGCTCAACGCCCATCACATCCAGCCCTGGAAGTCTTGCCCGGATCGCCGCTATGATGTCGAGAATGGTGTCACCCTCTGCAAGCCGTGTCATGTGGAGGCACACAGACCAGAAACTCCGTAGCGTCTGCAGCTCTGACTCCACCGCTGCTGGCTCGCGCCTCACGGCGCGATATAGCCCGTGATGGTGACATAGACCTGCACGGCGGCCGAGGTGTCGAGCTGAAGCGCCTTGTTAGCGGTCAGCTTGATCGGGGTGATCCGGCTATCTTTGGCCCCGTCGCCGGATGCTGCCGCCGGATAGCCCCACAGAAAGGTGGCATCTCCATCCTCGAGAATGAGGGTTACTGCGCCGCCGGCCGCGTAGAAGATGTCTGTGAGATAGATCGAGAGCCCGGACCCCGGCGCGGCGTGGACCGCCGTATTGGTCTGCTGCGTCGCCGAAGAGAGGCTGTATTTCCAGATCTGCGGCGAGTAGGGCAGCACATAAAGAGCCCCATCCTCGTTCGTGCAATGGGTTGTGACGTTGCCTTCGGCCACATCACGGGCGCCCGGCGCCGCGTCCCTCGCCGTGCAGATAACGCCCCCGACCGGCTGCGGCGCGTGGGTGAGATTGGAAGGGGTAAAACTGTACGGTTCTGCCATGCTAGCCCACCATCAGACCTTTGAAGTTGCAGACAAACGTCGGGGTGGCGGTGCCGCCGATCGTGTAGAAGAACCGAAATCGGGCCGGCAGGAACCCATTCTTCGAGCGCCCGACAATGTTCAGCAAACCCGGCCCGATCTCAAAGACCGTGATCCCCGTGGCCGTCCGGGTAAGGAACGTGCCGCCCGGTAGATTGACAAAGGTTCCCGAAGCGGGATCCTGCGCCTGAATCGCCGGACTCAGGGTCGGGTTGGTGCCGGAAAGAGACAACACGTTCAGCAGAAACTGCGCCGAGTGGAACTGAGCATTGAACACCGTTGCGCCGGATTGGCTGCCGATCAGGCTAAAGCCATCGGGGAGTATGTCAATTACCTTGAGCGTTGCCATCGGGCTCCTCGCTAAACGGAAATGAGCGAATATTCCAGCGCGTAGGTAAAGGAGGTAGCGTCGAGGGGCTCGACCTCGGCATACCATTCCGCCGGGATCGCCATGGGTCGAGCGAAGACGATGTTTCCCTCACCGCCCGAGCCGAGACCATTCGCCTGGACGATCGTGGCGCCAGGATACCAGAGCCAGCCCCAGGTCCCCGTTTTACGGATATAGCTGCTGTCATCGCCACCGAGGAGCATGGCATCGCGGGCATACGGCGCCGGCACGTAAAGCTTGATCCGAATGCCCGTGGTCGAGGCACCTGGCGATCCGCCCGCAATCGCCGAGATGGTCAGCCAGAACATGAGGCCGTTCGAGCCCGTATTCAACTGCACGTCCGCCGCCGTCGTCACGGTTCGCGCCGCAGAGGGGAGGATGATCGCTCCGCCGAGGGAAGGCATGAAAGTCTCCTATTACGAGGCAGCCGCGATAATCGCCGTAGCGATGGCGCGATAGCCGGCGGCGTTGAAGTGGACGCCGTCGCCGCCGGAATATTGGGCCTGGATGTCCCAGAGGTTGCCGACGGCGCCGCCCACCCGGAAGACGCCGAGCACCGGGTCGAGATCCACCGTGAACCCGCCAGAGGCCAGCAGGTCGGCGTAGCTGGTCGTCAGAAGCGAATCGAGGGCGGCGCGCCAGGTGTCCCGAGTCGTCATCTGCGGGTTGGTCCCGTTGGTCCAGGGCATGAGCTTCAGGATGATGGGCCGGATGGAGGCGGCGCGGCAGGCATCGAGGATCGTCGTCCAGTTTGCGAGGAACGTCGCCTGCGGGACGGCCGTGTTGATATCATTCACGCCGCCGTCGATGACCGCGTAGCGTGGGGCCAGCGCCACGACATCCGCCGCGAAGCGCGCGGCGATCTGGGTTGTCGTCTCGCTGCCGATGCCGACGTTCTGCACACTCCGGAAAAAGGGCTTGAGCCCGTAGGCGAGCGGCACGCCGACACTCGTCGTGTCCGTGGCCTCTACAAAGCTGTAATGGTCCGGATGACCGGCGATGAGGCTATCGCCAATCGTCACGACGGTCGGCGCGTGCATGGAGCATTCGATCGGAAAGACGCTGCCCGATGCGGCCGTCTGGCTCTCCCAGGCGAATCCCCGGTTGGCGGTCACCTGGGAGTTGATGAGGTAGCTGCCGGCATTCGCCAATCCGGTGAGCGCGAACGTCCGGTTCGCCGCCGCGCTGTTCTGATCGATGCGGTGCCCGATGAAGTCACCCTCTTCGGCGGCCAGGGAGACGGCGATGGTATTGAAGGACGCGTCCGCGATCTGCGAGATCAGGTTCGCGCTGTGGGCGACCCGGTCATAGGCGTTGGCGGCCCGCTTGCGCCAGATGGTGACGTAGAAGCCCGTAACGTTCGCGGTAGCCACCCAGTAAAAGCGAACCTGAGTAATCGTCCCCGTCTGCCGCACCCGATAGGCATGCCCAATGGTGAGCAGCTCGCGAATGCCGTTGGTGCCGGCCCAGTTCCCGGCCCCGGCCGTGGCCGATACCGGATAGGGCGCGAGCTTCGTCAGGGTCGAGTTCGCCCGTAAGGTCCGCGTCCGTGCCGCCATTAGAGGGTGTATCCCGCCAGAAAGACCTGGCCGGTGATCCCAACGCCTCCGGCAGCCAGCGCCACGGAGACGGCATTGCCATTTGTCACCTTCAGCGGCCGGGAGAAGTTGAGGATTGCGCTCTGGACCACGTAGAAGGTGCCGAGCGTGGAGACGCCATCGACAATCGTCGCCGTTACCGCCGTGCCCGGTGAGGCTGTATTGAAGGAGAGGAGCACCATCGTCACGTAATGCGTTAAGCCGAGTGCCGCCGCCTTCGTCGCCGTCGCCGTCGCGTTGGTGGCGCTCGCAGTGGCCGTCCAGTTCGCCGTCTCATGCGGGTTGACGACGGTGATGGAATCGTTGTCCGAGTCCAGGCCCGTGGCGAGTTCGACGGGGATGGGCTCGGCGCTGGGACCCGAGGCGCTCGGCCCATAGCCGGAGACGGCGATGGCGTAGGTGCCATCGCCCAGATCGACCCGCTTCATCCGGCGATCGGCTTCGCCCATCCAGGTATCAGCCATTTTTTGAGTTCCTAGTGCCTAGTCCCTAGTCCCTAGCCCGGAGGGAGGGGCAGGGGAGGGTTCCCCTTCCGTCCCGCTAGGCTCGAGGCTCTAGGCTCTAGGCTCTCCTCGTCCTAGGCGATCAGGGCCATGATGTCTTACACCCCGATGAGGGCATCGGCAGCGGCCGCCGCGACCGCCCCGGCCGCCGCGCCCGCCGTCATCGCCGCCTCATCGCAGACGGCCCCTTTGAGCCAGTTGCGGAGCTGGACGAGCACGAAGTCGGCCTTCGTCACCCCCAGCTCCACCGTCCAGCCATAGCGGGCGGCCACGGCATCCTCAATAGCGGTCACCGCCGCGTCCGGCACGACGATTGAAAGCGTTGTGGGCATGAGGAACCTCCTTACGTCTGCCGGCAGAGCCCGAGGGTTTGCAGAACCGTGATAATGTTGTCGGCGGTGGCTCCGGCCCCGGTCGCGAGCAGCGGTTGGACGATGGGCGTGGCGTTCCAAAAGCCGATCTTCTGGCCGGCCGCGCCCCCGACGGTGCCGATCTTGGTGCCGGTCGTGGTGTTGAAGACGAAGTTGACGGCATCGGCCAGCGTGAGCGCGAACTCGGTCACCGTCAAGCGGGAGGTGGCGTTGGCGTTGGCGTAGAGTGAGGTTCCGGCGAGGGCACTATGAAACTGGAAAGCATTACCCGCCTCGTTCAGGATATCGAACACGGAGCCTTTCGGCCGAATAATCACTCGATCCTGACCGCCAAGGGCGACCGTTTGCTCCCGAAACTTCGTGGCCGAGCCGAGCGCCAGGCTTCCGTGATAGCCCGCATTGGCCGCCTCGATGGCGAACATGGTGGTCAATCCATCCGAGGTGATGCAGGTGAGAGTATGCCCCGTTTGGGACGGGCTGGCGCGGATCGTCAGCGTATGCTCGGCTGCCGTGACCAGGTCCGAAATGGCAACCCGCGCCACGCCCCCATTGTCCTGCACCTGCCACATGTCCGCCGTCTGCGCCGCCGCGCCCCGGATCACCTCGCCGACCGTCGTCGCATCGGTGGCGTGAACTGTTGCCGTGCCCAGAGAAGCGGTGGTGCTGCCGGTAACGCTCTTGAGGACGGTGAGGATCCCCGTCTCCGAAAGGACGAGCCGATCCGCGCCGGCTTTCTGCACCCGGATCAGGTCGGCCGTACCGCCGCCCGAGTTGATCCCGAGATAGGTGCCGTTGGCGGAGCCGACAAACGTGCCCGAGTCGATCCGGAGCACCGCTTCGGTCGGCGAGGCGGTTGGCGCGTTGGTCAGCACCCAGGCGGTGAGATCCTGAAGCGCGAGCGCCCCCGGGTTCTCGGAGAACGAGCCGCCGTTAACCGAGAACTTGAGGTTGGCGCTGGACTCGTCATACCAGATACGCGCCATGCCGGCCGGGGCCACATCCGGCGTGATCCGGCCCGAGAGCTGGAGATAGGAACTCTTGAGGTGGAGGGGAGATTCGAGGATTCTCATGGTCGCTTCGCTCCGGCACAAGGTGCAGAGTGCAGCGCGCAAAGTGGGAAGGAAGGAGAGAGAATCCCTTCCCTACTCTGCGCGCTGCACTCTGCGCTCTGCGCTTCCCCTACACCCGCATGAAGCCGGCCAGGCCGCGCTCGGTCGTCGTGTTCGGCGCCTCTTCCGCGCGCGACAGCAGGGCGATGATCGCGATGAACCCGCCGGTGGAGCCGTTGCCGTTCGTGGCGACAACATCGAGGAACCGCTTCCGGCCCTTCATGTCGATGAAGAAACCGAAAATCGTATCGTCATCGGTGCCCGTGGGGAGCCGCCCGTCGCCGGTCGTGCCCACGGCTACCAGGGTGGTCGGCGTCGTGATGTCCACGAAGCCGGAGCCGGTAGTGTCCGATTCCTGCACCTTCCAGACTGTCAACGCGATGTCGTTCGCGCCCAGGATTCCGTAGATCGTGACGTAGCGGAACCCCTTCGTATCAATCTCGTTCGTCACCCAGCTCGTGTTGTTCAGGATGGCTCGCGGGCTGGTGACATTGAATGCCTTCACCATCTGGGAGTGGATCATGGGGTGCTCCTATAGCAGCGGGGCGGCACCTGTTCAGGTGCCGCCCCGGCCTCTAGTTCATCAGCTCGCAGCGGTAATCAAGGCTACCACGGGGCCAGGAACCCGTAATGCGGCCGTCGCCGAGGCGTTGCCGGGTGAGTGGAAGTTGATGTCCATGCGCTCGGTGCCGCGCACGGCGATGAGGTCAGTCGAGAAGTCGCTATGCTCGCTCAAGGCGATCTGCGTCATGCGGCGGTCGCCGAAGAGGACGCCGAGCGACAGGTCGCCGAAGATCGCGCAAACCTGGCTGTTGGCCTCGACCATCGGCATGACCTGGCTCACCACAACCGGATAGCCCAGGAAGCGGAACTGGTTCGCGCCGGAGATGATCCCCTGCTCCGTCACGCCGCCGGCCGCCAACGCGATTTTCTGCATGACGCCAAAATAGAACGCCCGGCTGACATACCAGCGAGTATTCGGGGTATCGGCATACTGCGGCAACCGCGCCGCCACGTTGTTAAAGTCGCCGAGAAGGATCTCATTCCAGAGGTTGCCGGCGGCGACGACCAGACCGGCGATATTCGCGATGGTCACATCCAGGCCGAGAAGCTTTGGCCGGATGCCCCAGATCCCGTGAAACGCGCTGGTGCCGTCGCCATTGAAGAGGCAGTCGTCCTCTTTCTGCGAGAATGCGTACGCGATCTCACCGGAGAGGGTATTGCCCATGTCGATGATCGCGTCTTCGTTCAGCTCGGAGGACAACTTGCTCAACACCGCCCACTTCTTGGCGACGAGCATGACGTTATCCCACGCCGCGTCCGAAGTCGTGATCGTGCCGCCCTCACCGACGGCGTAGGCGACCAGTCCGCCGGTCCTGCGCGGGATGATCTTGGTATCGGAGGCCATCGGCTTATTAGCGGTGTACTGACGAGCCACGCCGTACCGCTCGCGCAGATCGATCAACGTGGCGTCAAACTCATCGGGGACGAGCGCGCCGCCCGAGTCGTTGAACCCCTCAACCATGGTTTTTACGCCATGATCATCGCACCACTGTTTCGCGTGGGCGTTTTGCTTGCACGCCGCGAGGAACCACATGCCGAACCGATAGGCTTGCTCGGCGGGCTTGCGCCCCGTGTATTCCTCACAGCCCTGGAAGTGTTTCGCCTGGGAGCGGCTCGCGCGTGCCTGGAGGAAGGCGGTGGCCGGGTCGGCTGAGATCTCCTTGTTGCCGGCCGGGATGGGAAGGCTCGCGGTCGGGGTCGTCAGGAACTGGCGGCGCTCGGTGGCCTTCGCCTGGATATCCTCAAGGGACTTTAGTTCCTTGATCTGGCCGGAGATGACGTCAAGCTCACCGTCCAGAGCCTTCACGCTGGACATCTCCTCAGCAGAAAGGCCCTCACCTTTAGAGATGAGGGCCTCAATGGCCGTTTGCTTCTCGGTGAGCTGCGTTTGCAGCTCCAACAGTTTACTCATGGTGCTCCTACCCGCAGGCGCGCATCGCGGCCTTGCGGCGATAGAGAGAGAGTTCGGCAGCCAATCGCTCCGCTGCCGGGGCACGCGGCGCCGTCTCCGTGAGGAGGGCGCCCATGTCGGCGTGGAGCTGCTCGAGTTCGGCGCGACGCGCGGCGGAGAGCGTCCTCCCCGACTTCGCACGGAGTGCGGCGATCTCGCGGCTGCGGGCGATCAGATCGGCGATGGCGGCATGCGCCTCGTCAATCGCGGTGTCGAACTCCTTCCCGGCCGGCGGGTCGGAGGTGGGAGGCGTCAGACGTCGGTCGTCAGGCGTCAGTTCCGAACTAACGTCTGACGTCTGACGCCTGACGTCTCCAATGTGCCAGGTGGCGAACACGTCGGCGGCCAGCGCCTTCATGTCAGCCGTGTCATCGGGATATAGGGCGGTAATCGCTTTCAATACGAGCGCGTGATGCTCGGCGAGACAGGCGTCAGCGGCGGCGAGACATTCCTCGCGCGTGCCGTCACCCATGAACAGGCAGCCATAGAGGGCCGACTGAAGGGAATAATGGAGACTGTCGAGCATGCCCCACGTGGCCTCTTGCTCGGCATACTCGCCGAGGTATTGAGCTTTCATCTGCGTCTCTCGTTTCGCCTGGCTCGCGCCGGCGGCCGGATTGGCGGGCACGGTCACAACGGAGCATTCCGCGAGCGCGATCTCCTTCAGGAGCCGGGCGTCACGAGTGCGCTCGTCGTCCTTGACCCAGTAGCCGATGGAGAGGCCGACCGATTTGCGCCGCGCGATCCGCTCGCGGACATAGGTGCGT